GGAGAAATAGACTACCACATGACTATCAAGAATGGTCCGAATGGACCAGCCTTGGAGTTTAGTGGTGCAGACATAGCAGCTGTTATGAGAGATCCAAAGTTGTACGGAGCAATTCGTACGGTCGAGGACCTGCTAAAAGACAAACGTCCAATGCTTAATCTTAAGGGCGAAGACTTAAAAGTCGACGTCAGTAAGTTTATACATTCCAAGCTTGTTCAGTTTCCTGAGAAAGCTGGTAAAACTAGAACGATAGCAATCATTGACTATTATAGCCAACGATGCTTAAGGCCTATTCATAAAGGTTTAATGAAAATCCTACGTCGTTTAGTTCAGGACGGAACCTACTCACATGAAAATGTGGGTAAATTTGCCGCAGAGAAAACATTAGAAAATTCATATGTTTACTGTGCAGATTTATCTTCTGCCACTGATAGATTTCCAGCATTAATACAACGTAAATTATTGTTTGCATTAATAAAGGATCAAAATCTTGCTTCTGCAATCTGGACTTTGCTTGCGCAAAGACAGTTTAAAGTAGCATGGGCAGATCAAATAGTGACCTACAACTGTGGGCAACCAATGGGAGCCTACGGTAGTTGGCCGTTATTTGCTTTAGCACACCATCTAGTAGTTGAGTATTCAGCATATAAAATGCGCTGGTTACCCGGTAAGCGTACGCAAGTACGAGATACTTACCGACTAATAGGTGATGACGTGATCATAACAGATCGTCGCACTTCACGGAAATACAAGTATGTAATGAAAGGTTTAAACCTTACAATTAATACAAGTAAAACTGTGGAGTCATTCCCTGGCAAATATTCAGGTGCTGAGATAGCAAAGCAACTTTACCTTAACGGTAAATGCCTAACTCCTCTTACACCCGGATTTATCAGGGATTTAGGAAATCCGTACATGTTTAATACATGTGCGTGGACACTTTGTTCACGATACGGTTTCTTTAAGCCACAAGCTTGTCCTGCCATAATCGAAGCAATTATCCGTAAGGATAAGAACCGAAAATTATGTTGGTTGCTTTCTTCCGATCCGATGACGGGTATCATTAAGCCCGGAATTCCGGGGTATAATGAGCTATCGCCATGGAGTCAGTTTGATTCCGACGTGGTTAATAGGACCCATCAAAGGGTAACTCTATTAAGCCTCTCATCGAAAGCACGCGATATCCAAATGCAAGTGTTTAACACTGGATTACAGCAAAGGTCCCAGCAGGCTGGTACTACTCTAGAAGCCAAAGCGCTAGAATACATCACAAGTGATGTATACGAACGCATGAATGGTCTTTTGTTGAAATATACAAAAGCCGCATTCAGTCCCGGCATAACGTATGCCGAGATCTTGGAACTAGGAGCTTACATTCCCGATCCTTACTTGCCATTTATTAGGCGAGAGGAACTTCGTTGTAAACTATCCGGTAGCTTAAAGGAAGCAACTTATAAAAAGTTGAAACCTTAATACTGCATAGATGTTATGCTTATAAACATGCAATGCTTAAGCCGAAAGTAGTTAAGGTCT